AGGGCGGCATGGCGCGCCAGTATATTCAGGCGCTCCTCGACGACAACCCGAGCATGGAAGAGGACGATCCAAACTACCGCGCCCGGATGCGCGGGCTCGGAGACCCGGCGCTGGTGAAGGCGATGGAGCTCGGCGACTGGAACATTCTGGCCGGCGGCTTCTTCCCCGAGTTTTCTCTCTACCATCACGTGCTGCGTGCGCAGCAGCTCCCGCCCGCGATCTTCACCCGGCTCTTTCGCGCAGCCGATTGGGGATCTGCGCGACCGAGCTCGACCGGCTTCTACGGGATCGCGGATGAGGAGTGGAAGGCCGAGGGCACGCTCGGAAATCAGCTCATTGTTCCCCGGGGCGCGCTCGTCAGGTTCCGCGAGTATTACACCGCGAAGCCAAACTCCGACAACACCGGGATCAAGATGCCGGTTGAGCGCTGGGCAGCGCAGGTGTTGGCGCTTTCCAACCGCGAGGCCGATCGCTATCGCTACTCGGTCTGCGACACCTCGATGTTCGATGAGGACGGCGGCCCGAGCTTGGCCGAGCGCGCCGAGGCGGTGAAGCTCGGGGATTACAAGCTCAACCTGAGACGCGCGGACAAGCGCCGTGAACCGGGCTGGGATCAGATGCGGGCACGCCTCGCCCCGGGCGGCCCGGATTCGAATGAGCCGGCGCTCCTCTTCCTCATGGACAACCAACCCGACGCGATCCGGGTGATTCAGGCGGTGCAGCATGATGAGACCTACGTCGAGGATCTCGACACCGATCAGGAGGATCACCCGGTCGACGAAATACGGTATGCTTGCATGTCACGACCGCGGCCGATCTTCAAGGACAAGCCGCGCCAGATCCAGAAAGGGCCAAAACCGTGGACGATAGATTGGTTGATCCAGCAGGGGGAACAGCAGTCGAGGCCATCGGTATCGCGCTATCGGATCGAGTAAGGCAGGAAGCGCAGATAAAGGCGCTCGCGATGCAGCGCGAGCTCGCCACCCGGCGCGTAGTGCTCGATGCAGACCAGCTCGCGAGCCTCATCGCTCCACGGGCCCGGCACGAGGATACCTTTGTCAAGTTCGAGGCGCATTTCTTCACGATCGACGGCGTGTTGAACGGCGCCAAGGTGCGCGGCGCACTCTTCGCGGGCGAGGCGATCCTCGTCTTCGCGCCGACCTTGATCGCCGCGCAGGAGCTCGCGAACGCCGGCCTGAGATCCACGATCGAGCTGCTGCACAAGGAATACGAGACGCGCTCGTTGCGGCTCGATGATCTCTCTCCGACAGAGGCCGGGCTCGCCCGCGAGGTTGCCGGGCGCCGGGCGCGGCCAAGCGCACCGGGCGGGGAGTTGAGGAGCTTCCCGAAGCTGCGCGCGGTGATCGCGCACGTGCTCGGCGGGCAGCCGTTCAAATGGTGAATATGGTGTTTGCCTTCAGCGCCCGCGCCGACATCGAGCGCGAGCGCAAGACGAAAAAGAATTTCCGGCAGGTGTGCGACAGGCTCATCGAGAAGGCTGACCAGCGCGGTGCTGCGTCAGCTACGGTGATAATCGAACGGGGAAAATATGAGATCTCTATCCGAAAACTTTGAACGAGCTCCTCGCCTTTCTCTGCGGCACGCGCCGAGCGCGACCCGGATCTTGCTTTGCGGGTGCGACCCAGCTACCCGCGCCAGTTGGGAGATCCCCGGGAAACTTCTACCTGACGGTGGAGTGGCGGCGGGTGCGCTACGTCGCGCTGCTGCGCGCGGGCGGACGATGCGCGTGCTGCGGGCGACGAGCCTCGGCCGGCGTGATGCTGCACGTCGATCACGTGAAGCCGCGCTCGCGCTTTCCCGAGCTCTCGTTAGAGATCACCAATTTGCAAGTTCTCTGCGAGGACTGTAACCTCGGCAAGGGCGCGTGGGATCGAACGGATTGGCGTATCAACGATTGACTCCCCGATCGAGCGCGCCTAATATGCACCTCACGCGCCGGTTATCCCTTTCCGGTGCTGCCTAGTTGGGCGGGCCATAGACCCAGCGGCGAAGTGGAAGCTCGGTCGCCGTCACCGTGCGCGATGGCAGGGCGTTTCTCTGCTGATCCACCTCAAGGAGCAACTCCATGAGCCTGAAACAGCAATCCCTCGGCAACGTCGGCGCCGTGGCAGCCGGCATCCTCATCACCTCGGGCACCAACGCCATCCCCATCGTCGCCACCATCACCGCCGGCCACCGGCTGAAAAACGGCGATCGCATTGTCATAACCGGCGTCACCGGGCTGACCGGGATGAACGGAGAATGGGAGATCGAGCGCGTCACCGACACCACCTACAAGCTCTTGGGCTCCGTCGGCAACGGCGCCTTCGGCGGCACCGCGGTCGTTGCAGTCCTCTGCGACAAGACGCCTTTCATGCCGCGGCACTCTGCGGTCGGCGTGATCGGCAACACCCCGGGCGCCGCGGTGTTCGTCGGCACCGCGCTCTTCGAGGGCTCGGACGACAACTCCTCGTTTGCCGACGCACTGGCGCCGGGCTCGGTCGCGATCCCCGCGGCCTCGGCCGGCATCGGCATCACGGTCGAGATCCCGCTGAAGAAATATATGCGCTTCCGCGCCTCGGCCTTCACCTCGGGGGCGGCCAACGCGCAGTTGCTCGCGTGAGAGCGCGAGTCACGGTCGATGGGTTGCGGGAGCTTGTAGCTGCCCTTCGCAGAGAAGGGAAAGTTCCCGCGGCCCTGCTCCTCCACCCGTTCGACGCCAAGGATCTGAAATTTGATCTGATGGCGGGAGCGCAGGAAACGAGCCCGGATGCCGAGGCCACCGTCGACCGGGCGATCGCCATCATCGAGGGCGTAGCTGTCGTCTGCCACAAGGACGTGAGGCGCGGCATGACCAAGCTCCTCTACCACGGCACCCCGCCGACCAACGCCACACGACAATCCGCCCGAGCGCGCTGATGCCAGCCGTCAAGAAGAAGGCTTCCCCTGTCGCAGCGGACACGAGCCCGGACGACAAGATCCCCGAGGCCGAAAAGACCGCAGCGAAAAACCTGCTGTCGGAAATCAACCGGGCGAAGACTCTCACCAAGGACTTCCGCGAGAAGGTCCTGCCGCAATGGCGCCGGCACGCTTGGGGTCAACAACCGGGCGCCACCAACCGCGGCGAAGAAGCCGAGAGTAGCGTCCGCACCAACCTCATTTTCGCCACGCAGGCGACGCTTCTGCCGCACATCTACGCGAAGAACCCCGAGATCAGCGCCGCGCCTACCGAGGCCGTTGACAGCAAGGAATACGAGCTCATCAAGGACTTCTGCGCCACCGCTCAGGTGATACTTAATCGCGTGTTCGTGGAAGGGGGGAAGCTCAAGAAGCGCGCCAAGTCGAACGTGAGAAGCGCGATGGCGACCTCTGTCGGGTGGCTGAAGCTGGGTTTTCAGGAGTCTCTCGCTGGAGATCCGCTGATCCTGCGCCGGGTCAACGACGTTCAGGACAACCTGCGCCGCATCGAGCACCTCGCGACACAGAAGGACGAGGACGTTGAGCGGCTTCAGGTCAGGCGTGAGGAGCTGCGCCAGCAGGAACGCGCGCTCATGGAATCGAACGAGGTGAAGATCTTCAAGGGCCTCGTGATCGACCGGGTGCAGACCGAAGACATTCTGATCCTCGATGAGTCGATCATCGACTTCGACGATTACGCTCATGCGAAAAAGATCGCCCACGGCATATGGATGACGGATGACGAGTATGCCGAAACCTTCGGTGGGACGCCGCCCACCGGGGCAACCCAATACAGCCGGCCGGGCGAGAGCGCGGACAACCCGGTGACGAACTTCGGCGACGCGGACAAGAAGCACATCTTCCGGCGCGTTTGGGAGGTGTGGGATCACACATGCAACTCGGTGTTCACCGTTTGCGAGGGCGGCTCGGGCTATTCCCGGCCACCATTCTCGCCGCCGAAGCAACCCGAGCGCTGGTTCCCGTTTTATGCGCTCGGCTTCAACTTGGTAGAGGGGCGCTGGCGCCCACTGTCTGACATCGAGCTCCTGAAGAAGCTCGAAGAGGAATACAACACGACGCGCACACTCTTCGCCGAGGCGAGGAAGGAAGCGATCCCGGTATGGGTCTTCAGGAAAGGCGGCAACCTTACCGAGGAAGACATCACAAAACTATCGAACCGCACCGCGCGCCAGTGGATCGGCGTCGAGGGCAACCCGCAGGTGCCGCTGAAAGAGGACATTCTCCAGATGCCCGGGGTCGAGATCGACCCGGCGGCCTACGATGTCACGATCATCCGCAACGACATGGACATGCTGGTTGGGTTGTCTGACGCATCCCGGGCGAACTTGATCGAGGCGAAGACCGCGACCGAAGCCGAGATCATGCGTCAATCGCTCCAGCTCAGGGTGGCCGAGCGGCAGGACTCGAACGAGGATCTGATCTCGGAAATGGCGAACGACTCGCTGGAGATCATGCTCCAGCGCTTCACCAAGGACGAGGTGATGCAGATTGCCGGCCCCGAGGCGGTGTGGCCGGAAATGGACGTGCAGACGATCTTTCACAAGATCGGAGTCGCGGTGCGCGCCGGCTCTACCGGAAAACCCAACCTCGAAAAAGAGCGCGAGTCGTGGGCAACCATCATGCCGATCCTCAAGGAGACTGTCCAACAGGTGGCGGAACTGCGCACGGCCGGGCAGTTCGACATGGCGGACTCGTTGATCGAGCTCCTGAAGGAGACGCTGAAGCGTTACGACGAGCGCCTCGACATCGATCGCTTCATACCGCGCCCGGAGTTGGACGATCAGGGCAACCCGATCGCTCAGCAAAACGCGATCGCCAACGCCGAGCAGATGCAGGAGCAGATGCAGGCGTTGACCGATGAGTTGACGGCGTGCAAGGAGAAGCTCCTCCAGACCGAGCAATCGCTCGCGATGGCAAAGCAAAACGATCTAGAAAAAGCGGCGAGCGTAGAAGCCACGGCAGCGATCACTCAAGCGCAGGAGGGCGCGAAAGCGGCCGAATCCAGCGCCAAGGCCGCCACCGCGCAGGCTGACGCAGAAGCGAAATACGCGGCCGATGTCGAGAAGGCGCGGATCGCCGCCGCCAGCGCAGAGACGATGAACAAGGATAAACTCGCCGCCGAGGAGCGCATGAGCACCGCGACGCTCGCGAACCAGAAGGCGATCGCGCAGATCTCGGCCGACGGCAAGTTGAAGGCGGCCAAGGTGAAGAAGCCGGCCGGCGAAGGGGGCACCGAGGGCGGTTCAGAAGGGGGCACAGAGGGTGGCGAGGTTGCGGGCGACGCCGAATACAACGAAATGGCGCAGATCCTCCAGAAGCAGGGTGATGCGCTTATCGAGCAGACCAGCGTGCTGAAGGACATGACAAAGGTGCTCGCCAAGCTCGCCGCGGATGCCGTGCCGACCTATGACGAAGAGGGTAAGATCACGAAAGTTACGAGGACGCCAACATGAAACAGCCCCGCAAAGTTGCCTTGATTAACGTCAAGGACTACCCGCGCGATCTCTACACCGCGCACTGGCAGATTTCCGTGCTCGGCAACGATGCCGAAGGCTACGCATGGAAAGCGCAGATCATTTCCACCGAGACGCCGGTCGGATGGGCGTGGAAGGGCAAGGTCACGAAGGATCGCCCCGAGGTTCCGGTGCCAGTCTACCCCGAGGCACCGAAGATCCGGCAGGCGGAATACGTGCGGCTCAGTGCAGAGGAGCAGGCAACGGTGAAGCTCATGCAGGATCAGCACCGGCTCGCGTGCGCGAAGATCTACGAGGCGAACCCGAAGCCTCTCTTCGTGATCGAGGAGGGAGTCGACACCGAGGATACGCGAGACGCTGCGGATACCGAAGCGCAGAAATGGGTATTGAAGCGCATGAAGGAATACCGCCGCAGCGGCCGTGATGGGCAGCGCGGGCACGCGCTCGCGATGGGCCCGATCGGGATGATCGGCGGGATTTTGTGGGAATTCTGGCTCTTCCTCATCGGCTATCAAGCGACGCTCAGGAATAGCCGCCTGACCCAAGTCGAGACCGCGCTCGATGCCGGCGCGGGCGCAGCACTCATGCGGATCTATGACGGCTCGCGCCCGGCCACCTGCGGCACCGCAACGACGCTCCTCGCGGAGTTGACGTGTTCCGACCCGGCAGGATCGGTTGCCTCGCAAGTGCTTACCTTCGGGGCGATCACCTCGGACGCCTCGGCGAACGCGACCGGCACCGCGACGTGGCACCGTCTCGTCGACTCGACCGGAACCTGCGTGTTTGACGGTTCGACCGGCACCTCGGGCTCGGATCTCAACCTCAACTCGACTTCGATCTCTACCGGGCAGCAAGTCGCTTGCTCGGCTTACACGATCACCGAAGGCAACCCGTAATGTTTCTCAATGCTGCCGCGGATCTCCTCCGCGTCAACGTCGCGACCGCTTCGGACATCGAAGCACATATCGCCTATGGGTCTGCGGACGATGGCGCGCCGCCCGCGGTCACTGACTTCGACTCGGTAGTTTTCGCGAGCATCACCGGCACCGGCAATACGACGCTTCTGACCGGCGTCGCCAATGACATTCTAAAGGTCATTGGAATAAGTCTCTTCAACAACCACGCCACGCAGGCGACGGTCATCTATTGTGATTACACCGACGGCTCGAACACCTCGAAACTCGCCGGTTCGCAGGTGTCGCTCCTCGCGGGCGAGTCGCTGCTGATGATCGCCAACGGCCGCTGGGTTCACTACGATTCCAACGGCGCCGAGTATCCCAGCGTTGGCAACGCGGCTTCGCAGGCGGAAATGGAAGGCGCGGCAGCGCTCGATAAGTATGTGACCCCGGGCCGGCAGCATTTTCATCCGGGGCACCCGAAGGTGCGCGGCAAGATCACGGTGGCGGGCGGCACGCCGACGCTTCAGGAAAGCTACAATGTCACCTCGATCACGGATACCGCGACCGATCAGGTCACGGTTACGATCGCGACCGATTTTTCGACGACTCAATATACGATTAACGTGAGCTTCGAAGTCAACACCAATACGCTCTCCGCGACCACGGTCTCATTGCTGATATTCATTCGCAACGGCACACAAGCGGTCGGCTCGTTCATCATTCAAGCGTGTGAAATAGACGTGGGCGGTGCGACCGATCCGGCCGCGTGGCATTTCAATTGCCTCGGAGATCACGCATGAGCACGCAAGTAATAACCGTCGCGGTCGTGCATACCAGCGCGCAGGTGAGCCGCGTGCAGATCATGGCGCGGCTCGCATTGAGGCGTCTGACGCCTGAAGCGGCGTTTGCGAACGGCTACCGGCAGGAAGGCAACGAGTGGGTATTCGTGGAAAATCTCTCGAACATCGGCCGCCTCGTGCGGGCGCAGCAGTTCCCGACACACGTCAACATCGGCGGTGAGCTCGGGGAGGATGCGACTTTCATCGAGACGGGGCCCATCGTCTCGTGGCGCGTCGTGCAACCGGAAGACTTTCCTGACGCGGACTATAAAAATGCGTGGATCGACGACGGGCAGAAGATCTCGCACGACATGGTTCAGGCGCGCGAGCTTTTCCGGCAACAGGTTCGCAAGCTGCGCGTCGCGAAGTTCAAGGTTCTAGACAGCCTGCGGGCCGCAGCGGTTCGCAGGAACAACACCGCTCGCATCGCCGAGCTCGATGCCGAGGCTGACAAGTGGGCTGACGCCCCGGCTGACCCGCGCATCGAAGCCGCGCAGAGCGTGGAGGAGTTGAAGCTGCTGAAGGTAGAATAATGACTATTCTGGCTTCCGACCCCTTTACCGGAACCGGAGCGCTCGGGGGGAACTGGGCGCAGAGCGACAACGACGGCGATACTATGGATCGCTCGTCGGATCAGGTGGTTTCCAGTCGGACAAACTCGGATGCAGGCGCCAGATATACAGCAATTTCATGGCCTAATGACCAGTATTCCATAGTCATATTCGGGCCCACAAGTGCGGACGGGGTTGGAGCAGGTTACGGGCCAACGGTGCGCGATCACACTGTCGGGACAACCAGAGATTTCTACCGCGTAGTCGGAAACGCTTCCGGCTTCGAATTTGGAGAATTCACTGGCGGCACTTTTACATCTATTACGTCAGGCGCAGGAACGACATTTACCGCAGGAGACTCGCTAGAGCTGCGCTTCAATGGAACGTCTTACAGCGCCAGAAAAAATGGTGCCGCTCCGTTCATCAGTGGCACCCACAGTGCCCATTCCGCTGGATCAGCGGGCGTGACACACTCCTCCACGACAACCTTGGGCAATGGCCTTGCTTCTTGGGAGGGCGGGGATTTGCAAGAAGGGCCGGGAGTAAACGCCCCGACAACACGCGCTAGCGCTCGCCGCCCAGAGGACGATGATGAGGACGAGCGCCAGTTCAACGAGGTGGACATTCGCAACTGGTGGCGCAGCGCGTTGAACTGGAGGCGCTCCCGTAGTGGCCTGCTGGTGCCGGCATGAGTAGCTGGCTGATTATTCAGAAGTGGTTTGACCGCTTCCTCGATCCGCCAGCGGGCGCCGGGAGCATCACCGGCACCGGCTCCGTTACCGAGCAGCATGACGTTGCCGCCGGCACGGGTGTCATTACGATCACCGGCTCGGGCGCGGTGGTCGAGCAGCATGATGTCGCCGCGGGCTCGGGCACCATCACGGTTGCCGGCGCGGCAGCGGTCACTGAACAGCACGATACTGCCGCCGGCACGGGCACGGTGCAGCACGTCGCTGTTGGCGCCGTCACCGAGCAGGACGACACCGCCGCCGGCACGGGCACCATCACGGTCACGGGTGCCGGTGCCGTTACCGAGCAGCCGGACGACGCCACCGGCACGGGCACGGTCACGGGTGGCGAGATCACCGGCACGGGCGCCGTCACTGAACAGCCGGACGACGCCACTGGAGCCGGCACCGTTACCGTAACCGGCTCGGGTGCCGTTACCGAGCAGCACGATACCGCGGCCGGGACAGGGTTGCTGGGCGCAAGCGGCACGGGCGCGGTAGTTGAGCAGCCCGATGTCGCCGCGGGCAGCGGCACGGTCGCTGATGCGGTCGTCACCGGCATCGGTGCCGTGATCGAGCAGGGCGACGTGGCGAATGGTGTCGGCTTCGTCGGCACGACAGAGGTCAACGACGGAGCCCGCTACGTCCGCCGCCCGCAGCCCCCGAGGCGGGATGAGCAGCAGATTATCCTGCCGCCGGCGGCGGAACCGGCTCCCGGGCCCGGTGAGCCTGATCTCCCCGAGGCGTTCGCCTACCTTCGCACCGCCGCGCTACCGGGTGAGATCTCGCGCGAGCTGGCGGCCGAGGATAGGCGCCAAGCCGCGATCGAGGCGCTCGTCGCAAAACGGCGATTGATCGCCCGCAACAATGCGGCCATAATGCTGCTACTTTCATAGGAGATCCCCTTCATGTCTGCACTGATGCGCGCCCTGCTCTACCCGTATATGGCCCCCGAGGACGACGGCAAGGCCGCGTCTGGGGGCTCAGGTGGGGGTAAGGCCGTCGAGTCCTCAGAAGACGCCACAAAGGCCGGCGACGAGGCAGATCAGGGCGCAGCTCAGGATCAGGCGGATCTTGCTGAAGCCGGGGAAAAAACCAAGGAGTTGACCCCGGCCGAGCTCGACGCCGGCATGGCAGAGGCGATCGGGAAAGGGCTGAAGGAGAAGGCCGAGACGCCGGCCGGGGAGAAGAAGACTGCCGCGCCCGCCGCTGGGGAGAAGCCGGGGGCGCCCGATCCCAAAGCCGCCGCGGCTGCCAAGAGTGCCGTGGACGCAGAAGCAAAAGCCGCGGCGGAAGCGAAAACGGCCGCCGATGCGAAAGCGGCGAAGGACAAGGAAGACGCCGCGCTGAAGGGCAAGAAGGTCGATGACCTTCAGTTGACCCCGGAAATGAAGAAGGCGCTCGGCAAGGAAGCGCAGCAGCGATTCCACGAGCTGCACGTGATAGGCAAGCGGCTGGAGGCGACGGTCGAGAAGTTGACGACCGAGAACAAGGCCGTTATCGAAGCGCGTGATACGATCATGGACGTGCTTGAATCGCACAAGGTCGAGGGCGGGCGCGATCTTCAGCCGCTTCTCGAATACAACCTCGCGGTCAAGGACGGCCGTTTCGAGGATGCGCTGAAGATCGTTGACACGCAGCGCGCAATGCTCCTGACGCAGCTCGGGCGCGAAGCCGATGGTGTGGATCTCCTCAAGGAGTTCCCCGACCTTTCCAAGCGGGTCGAGGACATGAACCTCAATCGCGCCGATGCGCTCGAAATCGCTCAGACGCGCAGGCGCGAGGCGGCCCGGCAGCAGCAGGATCAGCAGCGCGGTCAACAGCAGCAAAACGCGCAGCAACAGCAGCAGGTGCGCGAGGAGGCGTTGACCGCGATCGAGAAGTGGAGCAATGCCATCGCCAAGACCGATATTGACTATAAGGCGAAAGAAGCTAAAATCATGGCAAAGCGGGGCGATAAGCCGTCCCTGATGGACGAGATCCTCAAGGACTATCCGCCCCGCTTGTGGTTGCCGACGTTTCAACGGATCTACGAGACGATCGAGAGCGTGAAAGCGCCGGCAACCGTGAGCAACGAGTCTCGGCCGCTTCGCCCGAACGGGGCTAAAGGCGGTGCCAAGGAGCCCGGCACTATGGAGCAGGCCATCGCTCAGGGGCTCCAGCTAGAGAACGCAGACCTTCGGCAGTAGCGCCGCTTCGCCAGCGGCAGGCAGTAGGCGGGTTCGCCACCGCGAGGACTGTAATCGTGCTTCGTCCAGCACTGATGCACGTTTTCGCGAGGCGACACCATGCCCTTCACCACCCAAGAGATTTCCGACGCGGGAAAAATCGGGCTCGATTTTTACCTGAAAAATAACCCCGTCGACCAGATCGCCGTCGAGCGCCCCTTCTACAAGGCGCTGAACGGCCGCAAGAGCTCGGCACCCGGAGCAAAGCAATACATCGTCGAGCAACTCCGCTTCCGGTATCAATCCAATTTCCAGTGGTTCAACGGCTCGCAGGTGGTCACTTACAACCGCCGGCAGTCGATCGAGCAGGCCAATTATGCGTGGCGCTCCGCGCACGACGGCTTTGCGCTCGACGAGGATCGCATGATCCAGAACGGGATCTCTGTCGATGACAGCGGCCCCGGCGGCACCGCCAGCGGCGCCGAGGTGATTCAACTCACCAATCTGCTGAAAGAGCAGACCGAGATCCTGCGGCTGGGCTTCCAAGAGAAATTCTCCCACGCGCAGCACTTGGACGGCTCGCAGTCGGCGGATGCAATCACCGGGGTCGACGCCCTGATTTCACTTACCCCGACCACGGGCACCGTGGGCGGCATAGACCGCGCGGTAGCGGCCAATGCCTACTGGCGCAATTACGCCATCACCGGCCTCACCGTCACCACCACCACCGGCAACGTGCTCGACTTCATGGAAGTCGCGTGGCGCGCGTGCGTTCGCAACGGCGGGCGTCCGAACTACATGGAAGCGGGCTCGGATTTCATCGACGGTTTCCGTAACTTCATGGTGAAGAGCTACGGGCGGGTCGACTACGAAGGCGTCGGCATCTTTAAGGATGTCAAGGCGGGCACCGAAATGCTTTCCTTCCACGGGGTTCCGATCGTGTGGAACCCGGAGTTCGACGACCTGCAAGATCTCTACGCGCCGGGCACGAGCTGGAAAAAGCGGCTCTACATCGACAACCTCAACCACATCAAACTGCGCCCGATCTCGGGACAGGATATGGTCACACGCAAGCCCCCGCGTGCGTATGACAAATACGAATGGTATTGGGGCCTGACGTGGCGTGGCGGCGTCACGATGAACCGCTCCAACGCGAACGCGGTTCTCGCGATCGCCTGATCGAGGCGAGGTTCAAGAAGGCCCCCTGAGCACCCGCTCGCGGGGCCTTTTTCTTCGTCGCCTTACCAACCGCAAAGGAGCCGAACATGCACGTCCTCGTTAGGATAAATTCAGCCACTTCCACACCTGTCGACTGCGGTGAAGGTGCCGCAGCCGCCGCGAAGATCGCCGAGCTGAAGGGCGTTCATGGCGCGGATAACGTCGTGAACGTGGACGGCAGCGCTATCGTCGCTACTCCCGTGGAGAAGAAGGGAAAGGCATCGAAAAAAGGGAAGAGCGCCCGCAAGGGCAAGAAGTAACGAACGCGCCAACGCGCAAAAGGAAACACGATGAGCTATCGGATCATGGCAACAATCCGCCGCGGCATGACGGATGCAACCGCGGTGTGCGTCTTCCCGTGGGAACTGGCGTTGATGGAGGAAGTGCATACCGGAGCCAATGCAAGCGAGGTGTCTATCGAGGAAATGAGTTCGCTCAAGGGCTCGGTATCGGTGAAGCCGGTGAAGCTGAAGACCGAGCGCCAGCAGGTTGCGGACAAGGCGCTGTCGCTCGAAGAGCAGCTCCGCGCGATGTGCCGGGTCGATGCCGAGGACGACCCGAAACTCGATCTCGATACCGAATACCACCGGCTCGCGGAAAAATACGGGATGCACCCCGAGGTGAATCAGCCGGTGGTAAAGGTGGTCTACGGCACCCCGGCGCAGTTCAGGCTCGCGGTGAAACCTTTCCTCGGCTCGA